GAAGAGATCCAGATCTTAGCTACGGAACGAACCCTTGTTCAGAGATTATCCTACGTGATAAACAATTCTGTAACCTTACAGAAGTTGTTGTCAGGTCAGGAGATACAGAAGAGTCACTAAAACGTAAGATTAGATTAGCAACATTGCTTGGTACAATCCAATCTACATTAATAGATTTCCAATTCTTATCATCAGAATGGAAGAAGAACACTGAGGAAGAAAGACTTCTTGGTGTATCATTAACAGGTATTATGGATGCTAAAATAACTAGCAACCCTGATCCTAAAATGTTAGAAAGGTTACGAGATTATGCTAGAACAACCAACGAGAAATATGCTAAAGTGCTTAACATACCTGTTAGTGCTTCTATTACTTGTATCAAACCTAGTGGTACAGTATCTCAACTTGTCGATTCTGCGTCAGGTATACATGCAAGACATAATGATTATTACATCAGAACAATTAGAATGGATAAGAAAGATCCCATCTACGAGTTCCTTAAAACAGCAGGGATCAAAGTAGAAGATGAACAGTTTCATCCAGACTCTACAGCAGTGTTTAGCTTTCCAATTAAAGCACCTAATGGTGCGTTAACTAGAGATAGTAAGACTGCTCTAGAGCAATTAGATTTATGGTTAACCTATCAACGTCACTGGTGTGAACATAAACCATCAGTAACTATATCTGTTAAAGATAAAGAATGGGTTGAAGTTGGTGCATGGGTATGGAAATACTTTGATGAGATTAGTGGAGTCTCCTTCTTACCACACTCAGATCATACATACCCACAAGCACCTTATCAAGATTGTACTGCAGAAGAATATAAAGCTTTAGATAAACTAACACCTAAAGCATTAGACTGGACTACATTTATTGAAGTAGAAGATAACACTAAAGGTTCTCAGGAATTAGCATGTGCTTCTGGATTCTGTGAGGTAATTTAATGAATATATCTTTGCATCCAATTTGTGGGTTTCATATAGGGTTTGAGTTAACAGATGGTAGCGTAGAAGAAGTAGATATTAGCTACCTTCTGATTGACTTAGGTATTTTACGAATACAATGTGCTTGGTTTAAATAATGAAAGTGTGTGTTGTAGGTAGCAGAAGCCTTGATTCTGCAGATAAAGTACTACCTATTATAGATAAGTTTATAAAAGATCTTCCTACGTCTTCTATTACTTTCTTAATAGGTAGTGCTAAAGGTGTTGATCCTCTATGTAAACATTATGCTCAATCTCATGGGCATGATGTTGTAGAGTTCCTACCTTATCATTTACTAGATAGCAGTGTAGAATTTGATAGTAAGTATTTCTTTATACGTACTAAACAAATGATAGACAATGCAGATAGAGTTCTAGCAATCTGGGATACCAAAAGCAAAGGCACTCACTATGCAATTAAATATACCCAGAAGCTAGAAAAACCAATCATGATTATAAAGGTACCTCATGGCTAGAATCTATACAAAGTCAGGTGACGATGGCACAACAGGTTTAGTCACAGGACAAAGAGTAAGTAAGTCTAATAACAGAATAGAAACTATAGGCTCATTAGATGAGCTTAATTCTTTTATAGGACTGTCTTTAACAGAAGAAATACCTAAAATAATACGTGATGTATTACATGTAATACAACATAATCTATTCGATATAGGTAGCGAAATAGCTACACCTAAAACAATTAGTACAAAAGAATCTCAAGTAATCTATTTAGAAAAAACTATAGATGATTTAACAAGCAGGTTAGCTATACTTAGAGAGTTTATATTGCCTGGAGGCTGCAAAGCAGCAGCTCAAATACATGTAGCTAGAGCTATGTGTCGTAGAGCAGAGCGAAGCTGTCATAAATTAACTGATATAAATCCTATTACATTACAATATTTAAATAGACTATCTGATTTACTCTTTACTATTGCTCGTTATCTTAACGCAGCGGCTGGTATAGATCACGTATACTGGCAAAAAAATGCTAGCTGAGTTTGTATTATTAATTGCTTTAAATGGAAATAAAGAATATGTAGCTAACTTTGTTGACTGTGCTCATGCTTTTGAATATGCAAAGGAAAGATATGTAGAGTATGATCACATGTGTCTACATGAAGATTATGTTTTCTTTCCCACAGAGCAACTAAAGAAATACTACTACCCAGAGACCAAAGATTAATCGGATACATTAAAGTTTTACTTTGCCTGGATCAGAACGATCAGCTTTAGGTTTTCTATATCTAAAAAGTTCTCCTTCTTCTGTACTATAAATAATAGTACCATCTTTTAACTGTTCAACAGTTTTAATTTGAGAATCTGCCCATTTATTATATAGCTTAGCTCTACGTACAGCTATACCTTTAGAAGATTTTCCACCAGTATTAGCTGTGTCTAATAAATTAAAAAAGATTTGTTCAGGATCTTGATTATTTACAGCTTTCATAAACTTAGGATACTTTTTAGGATCTACTAAATCATTCATTCCTAAATTATAAGATTCATTTAATATATCTTGTTGAAGACTATAATCTAAATCTTTAAATCCTGGTAATTCATTATAAAATTTAACGTAGTTTTCTTTTAAAAAAGCTATAGATGCTTCCTTAGGAGTCATGTTTTGATTATTAGCTCGATCCTTTTGACGTTGCCATTCTTTTTTAGTAAGTCCTCGGTCAACTGTATCAGCAGCTCCTGTGTTATCTCCAAACTTACCTTCAAACTCTTCTAACATATCATAAACATCATTAACTAAAGCAAGTTCTCGTTCTTGCAAATCTTTTTCTGTATATTTACTCACAGGTTCTTCCTTTATAGTTTCTTCTTTCATTACAGGTTCTTGGACTTCTGGTTCTTTAGGTACTTCAACTATAGGTTGTTCTTCATCCATAGGTTCTGGTATTGCAGAAATAGGTTCTCCATCTTGATAGTAAACACTCTTACCTTCTTCTAATCTTTTAGCAGCATGATCTTCTGCTTTTCTAAATATAGATTTAAATCCTTCTTGATTCTCTTCTCTAAACTTCATACGTTCTTCTTTAGAAGCATCCATTAAAGCTTCATCCTGTTTAAGAAGATTTACTTCTGACTGTGTTAATCCAGGTACTAAAGAAGGAACTCTCATTTCTTTTACAGAACCATTAGGTTGTTTAACATTTAAATCAAAAGTAAATTCTGTCATAGTTCTACCTGTATCAGATTCAATAGGTCCTAAATATCCTGATGCAGATTTAACTGTCCCATCTTGTCTATACATATCATCAGGAATTTTATCTTCAGCTTTAGGTATTGTAGTAACTGTGGGCATTTCAACAGCTGTAGAGTCTAGCTTAGGCTGTGGCATATCAACTGCAGTAGAATCTATTTTAGGTTCAGGCATAGGAACAGGCTTAACTCCACCTTGACGAGCATAAACTTCTTCAACAGATTTAGCAGGAACTAATAACTGTTGAGCTGCTTCAATAGGATCTCTACGTACTTCAGTGTTATCATTCCACCAATCTCTAATAGGTTCTATTAACTTCATGGTTTAACTTTCATAGTTCCATCAACATCTTTATATTGTGTACCTGAAGGTAGTGCTTTTAGATCAGCCTCTGTTCTTATTTGAACAGGCTTCTGTGCAGCTTCATATCCAGGAACTTGTAAGAAACTAAACTCTTTTGTAAGAGCATCATTAAGAACATCAATAGGGTTCTGTTGATTAGCTTTAGCTTTTAAAGTTACATAGTTATTAACACGTTCTAGTTGTTTATCTATTTCAAAGTTATCTGATCTAATTGTACCATTGTCATAGATTTTAATAGGAGCTTCAGTAAATAAATCAGGACTTAGTTCTTTCATATCTGATAAAGCACGTACAGCAAAGCCACCATAAGTTCTCATTGATTCATTAAATGACTGATAGAATCCAGGTCTCTTATATAGTTCTTTAAACTGATCATTAGGTATCTTAATTTGATTTAACATAACCATATCAAGAGCCTGTACTTTATCTATAGTACTACCTTGTAAAGAATTAACCCAAGCTAATTGGTTATTAAGAATGTTCTCAGTAGCTTGAGGAACTTCATTGTTGTTAGCAGTAGTATCTGCTGGTAAAGTTTTAATAACTCCCTTAACAACTTCGTTGTAGTTCTTACCTTTGTTTTTACCTATAACTTGTTTAGCATCACGGGACATATTAGATGTATCCCATCTATTTAATACTACATCATTAAGTAAACCTTCTGTT